AATTGCTTCTTCTTTTTGTCTTTCAGCTTCTCTCATTTTACGAGTTAATTTAGCAATACGTTTTTGAACGCCTTCGCTATATTCTTTTAACTCGTCTTCCTTCTCAACTTTTTTCTCTTCTGATTGAGTTTCTACAGGTTGTTCATCAACTTGTTCTACTTCAATCTTCTCTTCTACAACAGGCTCTTTTATCTGCTCGTTGTTTTGATCTAGATTAATCTCGGCTCCTTCTTCTTCGCCAACATCAATCATAGGTTCTTGTTTATTTTCTGGCATAGTGCTCTCCTATGTTAAATATGATGCAAGACTGCTTCAGGATCTTTAATAGTCCCTAACACCTCGTCATCGTTTAGTATGCGCACTTCTCCACCTTCTATTGGTAATCTTGAACCAGCATATCTAGCAAAGATCACCCAATCTCCTTTTTTGCACCATGGACCTGTTGCAAATTTTTCTTTGTCTGCATATGCTAATGGTCCTATTTTAATTACATATCCACAATTGGTTGCAATACGTAATCGGTCTAATGATTCTTGTGCAATTAAAATTCCTCCTTTAGTTTTATCTTTTGGAGTAAAAGGTAAAACTAATAATCGATAACCAGCAGGTTCTGGTAATTGATCTGCAATAGATTCTATATTGGTCTCATCAACTTTTTTAGTTGGTTCGATTCCTTCTTCTTTATATTTTTCTTGTAGTGCTAATCTAGTCTTCGGGACTTCCGCTGAAGTCGACTGAGACGACGTTGTCTCTGTTTGGTTGCTCATCTTCTTTTGGCTCCTTATCTTGTAGCAGGTTAGAGATTTCCTGTAATGTTAATTGTATGGCGTGTGCCTGTCCTAATAAATACTTGTATTTCTCCATATTGTCAACACCTCCACTAATCATGGTGTCTCCAATTTGTTGAAGAGCATCTCTTAGTCTTCTTTGTGTTTTATAGATTATAGTAATTGGATCATCTGCCATTAACAATTCCATTTTCTAAGACTTTTATTAATCCTAGAATTGGGATCATTAGCAGTTTTTGCTGATGTAAGTCTCTTCTTCATTCCACTCATTCTAGCGCAGAAACTCTTTCTGCGATTGGCAGCTTTAGAACCTTTTTTTAATTTTGATGGTTTGGTAGTAACCGCCATAGATAATTTAGAACCAGGATTTGCAGCTCTGTAAGATGCAATACCTTTTCTATTTAATCCACCTGATTTAGATTTACCTTCTTTTCTTTGCCATGCCGCTGTTCTTGCCATATTATTTTCCTTGTGACTTTTTAATAGCTTTAGCGGTAGGTGCTCCTTTAGATCCAGCTTTTCTCATTTTCTCACCTGATCCTGCAGCAATTCTTTTTTTCTTTTGTTGAATATTGTACCAAAGACCTTTTTTAGCCATGGTTCCTTTTTTAGTTTTATGATAACCCTTCATCATTATTTTTTACCTTTGTGTTTTGCACCTTTCATCATTTTACCATTTGGCATTTTATGCATTTTTTCTTTTTTCTTTTTCATTAGTTGTTCTCTTTTTTACAATTACAATCATGATTACATTTACAAGGAATGATTTTAAATATTTTACAAATCATCCATTGCAATAAGTTAAGAATTTTACAAGCTACCCAAACTACTGCATCTTTTATTTTGATTAGTATTTCCATATGTCCTCCTTTATTTTACCTTTTTTCCGTATTTGAATTTTTTTCTTTTAGAATATTCACCTTTGGTTTCTGTCTCAAATTTTTTTAATTTAAGTTTGGTACCATTCATAACACCTTTTGATTTTAATTTCTTCACACTCATCTTCATCATATTATCTTTTTCTAGCCTTTCCCCAACCTTTAATCTGACATGATTGTTTTACCATACCACCATGTTTATAAGATTCAAACTCCATAGGAGTTTCCATTTCATAAATATCTTCTCTTACTTTTTCAAGTTGTCGTTTCTGTCTTTTAGTGTCTCTTAATGTTTTAGCAGCTTCCACTGTTCTTTTAGAAGTTCTAGTTGATTCTCCAGTATCCTTATAATAAGATAAAGGTCTTTTTGCTTTTTCAATTGCTTCTGATCCTGATGCTGCAGCTCCTTCAGACTCCTTAATAGCTTTATTGACTCTTTTAATTAATCCTACTTTTCCTCTACCTTCTACAGTAGATTTCCCAACAGGCCTAATCATCTCATAACCTTTTTTAGCAACATCAGCTGCTTTTTTTCCTAATTTAAAATATTTTAATACCATATTATTTTCCTTTTTTTGTGTTTATAATATCTGTTGCCTTAATTCCATATACGGCAGCTACGACTGAAATCCATAAACCAGTTATCCACCAAGGCATACCCTGTAATTTTTCAAAATACAAGTTTAATTTTCGTTCCATATCAGCATCTTCTGCAAATACAGAATATGCTAACAAAAACAGAGGGCTCGACAACGTCAAAAGTATGAATTCGTCCTTCCAGTCCCCTTTTTGTGAATCTAATGCTTTACCTTGATACTCAATTTCCCCTCTTTTCATTTTTTCTGCATGCAAAAGAGCAGCTTCTGACATTGCAACTTCAGATTTTTTCTTATTCTGATAGATTTCAAAGCCAGCTTTTAATCCAGATCCTAATAAACCCCATGGAAACATTTATTTTTTCCTTTTTTTACTCATTTTGGCTTCAGAAAGTGCAATGGCAATTGCCTGTTTAGGATTTTTTACAATTTTTCCTGATTTTCCGCTATGAAGTTTTCCTTTTTTGAATTCTCTTATAACTTTTGCGACCTTTTTAGGTCCTTTACTGATTTGTTTTCTCATTTGTGTCCTACCTATTGTCATTTTGTTTTAATCTAGCTTGCAAAACTGTCTTATCAATAGAAGTTTGTGCTCTTAACTTAGCTAAATCTTCGTTTTGTTCAAGTTTGTCTTCTTGATTACCCTGGTTCATCATTGCTTTCGCTTTGTCCAAGTTAATTCTTTGTTCCATTTCTTGTTTCTTACGTTCATTTTCCATTGCTCGTAAGTCTACTTCTCTTGCTTTTAATTTTAATAATGGATCCGAGTCAAATTGAGAAGTAATTTGGTTTTCTTCTTTTGCAAATTCAGCAGTCATCTCTGCAATCAATTGTGCTTTTCTTGCTTCAATTTTTTGTGTCATCATTTGCACTTGTTGCATCATTTGTGGATTTTGTTGTAATGCCATTGGATTCTGTTGTATTGCTTGTAATTGCATTAACTCTTGTTGAAATTCTAATTGAACTTGTTCTTGAGCCATAATGCTAATGTGTTCTAATATATTTTTCTGGATTGCACCCATCACCATCGGAGCATTTTTTACCATATTCAATTGCATAAAATTTAAGTGTGCTTCAATGTGAGATCTATGATCTTGTCCAGGGAAAGCTTGGAATGGTTGAGCTGCAAATGCTCTAATGTGTTCTAAACTTGGATCCATGGGCATCGGTTGTTGAGGCGGAGGTAAAATAGAACTAATATCTTTTACTCCTAGTGCTTCATACATAGATCGATACGCATTATATAAATTATGCATTTGTGGATTGGTTTGCGCTAATTGTAATTGCGCTTGTGCCATAGAAATTCTTTGTGTTTGAGAAAAGATGTTAGGATCTGCTACAGGTAAAATATCTACTCTATCATCAAAATCTGTTACTTTAATATTTCGTTGTCCACCGACCACATCATATGGATATTCTTGTGGTAAATACGTTTTAAATACATTAGCTAATAATTTAAATTCTTGTTTCAGTCCTACATACAATCGTTTGTGAATAGCAGACATCACACGCGATCCACGTTCCAATAACGCTACTGTGGTTCCCACGGCAGCTCCTTGATTACCGTCACCCACTTGCAAATCAGCAATAGCCGCGAAGCGTTGACCTGCTGTTACCACTGCTCCTAATAATTGCATCAATACAGGAGAAGGTTCTTTGAATGGCAATGCCATAAAGTGATCTCTAATATTACCCCCTGGTGCGTCAACATCTCTCCACTCACCAGGTTGTAATGGTTGTGCATCGTCCCTAACTCGTAAACCTCTGGTTTTAAAACCAGCAGGTAAATTACTTAATGTACCAGCATCTAACAATTGTCTTAATGCAGAAGTTGCAGTTCTAGTTAATCCACCTATCATGTGAATTAATCCAAAACCATAAAAACCTAAACCTGGTAAAAATTTGTAATGTACAAAATAATTAATTTTATTTTTCTTTAAATCATTTTCTAAATAGTTTCGTCGGACGGCTAAAACTTTTCTAGAGTCTTGTTCTACTGTAACAACATACGGTAGTTTAATTCCTGTGGGCTCACCATTTGAATCTGTATCTTCAAAACCTTCTAAATCTAAATTTACATGACATTCTAATAAAGTATAAATGTCGTCTTGTTTTGTTTGTTTAATTCCTTCTAAGTCTTGTTCTTTTTTAGTAATATCATCTTGGTTCATGGCAGGTGCATTTAAATCTACATCTGCATAAAATCCTCCTACTTGTTGTTTTCGTAAATCATTTTCAGAAATTTTAATGACATGAATAATAGCTTCTGCATCTTCTAAAGAAGTTGCTGAATAAGGAACTACTAAATCATCGGCAGGAATAAATTTAGAAACAGCTCTTCCTAATAAATCATCGTAGTATACTTTTTTAAAAGTGGATCCGCTTAAAGGTAAATAGAAAAGCATTTGATCAAATTCAGATTCATATTCTTTCATTTGATCCATCACTTGATAGTTCATGAAATCTTTAACACGTTGTGCTTGATCTACTTTAGGAGGAGTAATCGTTCCTAAAATTTGAGTTCGTACAGGTCCTTCTGCTGGTAATAATTCTTTATAAGCTTGTGCTTGAAA